GCCTGCTTGGCGTGAATGTTGGCGTAGAGTCCGGGTTTTGTAGCCATGTTTATTTTCCTCCGCGATACAGTTGCAAATCTTGCTCCATGATGTCGTGCATTCGTTTTTCAGCAGCAAGTGCGGAATCGACATCTTTGTACACAGGAAATTTAATGCCTGATCGCGCCGCCCAACGCATTGCGTCTGGCACTTCACGAATCGCGCCCGCCCAATAAGTTGGCAGTACCATTGCGCCTTTGGGAGTTTCTACGACTGTACCGTAAAAAGTTGTCAACGCGCCGTCAGGGTGCTTTAGTGCGGTGTTTCCAATTAAATTTCGTCGGTGATACATCAGCGCGTTTTGCTCTTCCGGGGAAAACGTCGATATATCAGGAAGGTTAAATTTTGCTGCCATGATCAGCACTTCCATCGTTTGAGCGATGCCTTGGCCCGCTCGGCTGGACCTTTGGCGTTTTTGACAACCCCTTCCATGCGGGCGCAGAAGCTGGCCTTGCGGCCTGCGTCGGCTTTCGTCTTGGGGTTCGGGGCGGGGGCTTTGAGGTTCGAGCCAGTCTCGCGGTTGTACTTGGCCCGGCCTTTTTCAGTCAGGCCAGCACCCTTGGAGACGGGCAGCTTTTCGCCCTTCTTGACGCTCAAAGAGACACTTTTCTTCGTTGCCATCACGCCCCCATCCAAGATGTTGCAATAGTCCCGTTCTGCGCGTTGCGCCGCTGGACCGTTCGTTCATTGTACTCTCGATGTGCAACAGGAAAAGCAAAAGTTACAGCGATGGCATCAGCGGCGTCCGGTGAGGCCAGTCCACGGGCTTTCATTTCCTTCTTACCCTCCAAGAATATGGTGCCTGCCGAGTTGGGCTTCTTCATCGGGCCGATCAGGTCACCCTTCAAAAGCCGATCCTGCGGCAAACTGGCCGTCTTGAGCCAGTCACGCATCGCACCCCAAATCTCGGCGCGTTTGTTGCCCCACATCACGGGGTTCTTGGCCTTCCAGCCAAAGTTCACCCCGCGCACTTTGTACTTCTGCTCGGTCAATCTGTCAAGGATGCCGTATCCGAGGCCACCCTCGTCGATCACGGTCAGGGCTGGTCGGTACTCCTCGATGGCGTCGATGACGTGCCCGACTGTGGTCATGGTGTCATCGCCCCGGAACCGCTTGATTGCCACGATGTCACGCCCTCGGCGCACGGCGATCACGGTGGAGTCCATGCCGCCCCGGGCCGGGTCCACCCCGATGATCACGGGGGCGGTCATGTCTTTCCACTGATCGCGCTTCATGGCGTCGTCGACAACGTGGGGGCTGATGAACTGGTCTTGGCCGGACTTAGGGAAATCCCCATAGACCTCGACCCGGGCCTCGTCCGAGTCCTCGCCGTACTCCTCGATGATCTGCTGGTAGATGGTCTTGTCGGTGCCTTCGACGGTGCGGGCGTCGATCTTCTCGGACTCCCAGAAGTCGCGCTTGTTCCCGTCCACGGCCTCGTAGAAGTACCCGGTGTTGCGCCGTCCGTTGGAGAACGCGAACCAGTATCGGTCCAAAATGTTCTCGGTGAAGAAGCCCGCAGCCACGGACCAGATGCTGTCCGGGATACCACTGGCCTCGTCGAAAATCACCATCATGCCATCCATGTTGTGCACACCGGCGTAGGCGTCTGGGTTCTCCTCGCTCCAAAGTTTCCCCTCGGCACCCCAGTACCGGGTGCCTTTCTTGAGGTCACGCTCGACCAACTCGGTCAACCAGTTGGCCGGGTTCAGCGATGTAGCCGTGGGCTCCCACCAGTGGGCGTTGATCGCCATCGTGACCCATTTGGTCAACTCACCCCATGTCACTTTGCGCAACTGGTTCTCGCTGTTGGCCGACACGATGACTGACGAGCCGATCCGGGTTGTCAGCATCCACAGGATCAGCCACGACACGAGTGCCGACTTACCGACACCCCGGCCGGACGAGACAGCCCGCCTGAGCGCGTCAATCAGATCACCCTCGGTCATCTTCCCCCGGTTCTCGCGGATGAAGTCCCGTATCCGGCGAAGCGTCCTGCGCTGCCACGCCCGGGGTGCCTTGAAGTGTTCGAGTGGGGTGTTCTTCTGCCCCCACGGGAACGCAAAGAGCACGAACGCCTCGGGGTCATCCTTGATCGAGGGCGACCACAACTGCGACATCAGCAGTTGCTCCTCCTCGGGCGAGTAGCGCATCTTTTGCATCAGGTCATCCAATCACCAACGGTATTTGCCAGCAGTACGACCACCAGCCCAATCAGGATCATCGTCATCCGTCGTTCTCCAATCGAGGGGTCACGTCGACCACCTCAGCTTCAATCACTCGGGCCTGAGCCTGCGCCAAGGCTTCTGTGATCGAGATCGTCCCACCCACCTCGATCTGCTTGGTTTCCCCGTACCGCTTGCGATTGTGGGCACCCATCAACCACTTGCGCGTGTCGATGCGCAGCTTGTCGCGGTTGACCGTTTCTGGTGCTGATGCGTCGATGGAGTCCACACCATCGGCAATCTCCAGAATCTCCCCGGCCAAGAACTCGGTGCGCATCTCCTGCGCCTCTTTGAACCGTTCGTGGCGCTGGGGGTCACGCTTGACCCATCGCAGGAAGTCCTCATACGACACGAGTCGATGGTCGTCTTCGATGAGGGATTGCAGGGATCGGCCCCGGTACACGTCTTCGATCACCCGCTCGAAGATTTGCTCATATTCGACATGGCGAAGGGCTTTGGACTCCGCAGGGAGCCTCGGGGGTTTGGGGTCTGGGCACGACAGCCAGTTTGGGAGTGGGGTTTCACCGGTGACAACCGTGCCTAGGGAATGAGGGTTTCCTTGTTCCATAGTGGGTGTGAGTGTAGCAGGTGGATAACTGAGATGCAATGGAGTATGCGGAACCCACTGGGTTTTTGATTTTGAAAAAATTTTCACGGGTTCTGTGGTACCGACGTAGCTGGACCATCGACCCCGCTGGCCCTACCCCCTCCCCCTTGCACCAGCGACCCCCGGGCACCACGGCAACCGGCACCCGGGCGCGACACCCCAGCACCCGCGCACCCGCTGGGTTCGGGAATCGTGCGGATTCATTAACCCGCTGGGTCAGGGTGCCCGGGGCCTTTTTGGTTTTTCGGGGTGCATGGAAACCGCGCACCCAGTGGGGTAGGGGTTCAATCGAAAAGCCGGGGAAAACCGGGGAAAAGGGGTACCCAGTGGGTCAGGGTTCCCGGTTTTGGGGGTGCTGGGGACAAAAACCCCTTTTCGCGCGCACGCGACCCCTTGTTTTATACGATTTTGAAAAAGCACTTATTTTCTGGAATCCCGAAAACCGACCCCTAGAACCAAAAGGACCATTTGTCACCGGGCACCCGTTAACCCGCTAAAGTGCACCCAGTGGGTTAGGGAAAGCACCTACAATCTTTTTTTCTTTGACCCCTTGACACCGTGACCCAATGGGTTACAATGAAGCCGTGACACCGTAAACCGTAACCACTCGAAAGGAACCGAAACAATGAACCGCCACAAATTGACATATGTTGACTTGCACCCCGAGGCGCTGGGCCGTGAAAAAGCCCCGCACCCCCTCGCACTGATCGCGGGGGCCATTGTCGCCGCCGTGGCCGTGTACGTTTCCCTTGTTTTTCTTTTCACCTTGTAACCCGTAACCGTAACCCCGAAAGGACCGCACCATGAAAACCGAAACCCCCGCCATCCTCGCCGCCGCCGTGGACCGCCTCGCACTGATCAAGGCACAAATTGCGGAATTGACCGCCGAGGAAAAGGCCCTTAAAGAATCCCTGATTGCCGCCGGGTTGCCCGCCATCGAGGGCACGGCGCACCGCGCCGCTATTTCCCAGTGCGCCGGGCGCGTTTCGATTGACTGGGAATCCATCGCCGCGAAATTCAACCCCTCGCGCCAATTGATCGCCGCGCATACGTCAACCGGTGCACCCTATGCCGTGGTGCGCGTTTCCGCACGTAAGGGGGCCTGATCATGCACACCGAAACCCGCACCCTTGCCGCCATCGCCCGCGATATCCGCGCCAATTGGCCGAAACCCTATTTCGGGGCCGTGCCCTACATCGAGGCAATGGGCACCCTCGGGGGCCTCGATGATTCATATGGACTCGATGATGCCCGCTCAATTGCCCGCTATTTCCTCGCAAATGCGGGCACGTGGCGCGGCAATGCCGCCCGCCGGATCAAGGCCGAGATTAAATCCATGCTGGGGGCCTGATCATGCGTTATCACTTTATCCCCCAGTCAAGCAACCGCAAAACCGGGGCCATCCCGGTAACTTACACCGAGCGGGCATCGTGCCCCCCATCGTGCCCGCACTATCGGGCCGATTGTTACGCCGAGGATTTTTATACCCGCATGGCATGGGATAAAGTGCCCCAGCGCGGCGGCACCCTCGATGCCCTATGCGAGGCCGTGGCGGCACTGCCCGAGGGGCAATTGTGGCGGCACAATGTCGCCGGGGATTTACCCGGTGAGGGTGAAACCGTGGATCCCGCCGCACTGGGCGCCATCGTGCGGGCCAATATCGGCCGCCGTGGGTTCACGTACACCCACAAGAAAACCCCCGAGGCCATCGAATGGGCCGCGCATGCGACGCGCTGGGGGTTTACGGTCAATCTATCGGCCGATGATGCCGGGGATGCCGATGCCCTCGCATCCTTTGGCCCCGTTTGCGCCATCGTGCCCACTGACACCCCCGAGAAAAGCTACACCCCCGAGGGCCGCACAATTATCGTATGCCCCGCGCAAACCCGCGACGATGTCACGTGCGAAACGTGCGGGCTTTGCGCCCGCGCTGATCGTGCCGTGATTATTGGATTCCGTGCCCACGGCACCCGCGCCCGGGTTGCCGATGCCAAAGCCCGCCGCGTTATTCCCATTTTGAAAGGATGAACAAATGCCCCTCGATTTAATGACATTGCCCGCACCCGAGGCCGAGCGCCTCGCCTATGCCGAGGGATTCGCGGGCACCGCCCGCCTATTTGCGCGGATCGCCGATTTACAAAAGGCCCTCGGGGAAACCCTCGCCGAGGCCGAAAATTTGCGCGAGGAAAACGAGATATTGCGGGCCGAATTGATCACCGCCCGCCATGATCGCGCATATGGG